CATCCACCTGATAGAATCAGGATCAGGCACACCAAAAAAAGCACTACAATAATACTTGTTAGTAGTTTCATATTAATCATTCCACCTTCCTGTAAAAAGGTATATTACCATATCAGGAACTGCTTTCCTCATAAATACTAATAATGTAAATACTAAACCAAGAGGAATTAAAATCGGACTAAATATAGTTAGGATAATACGTAATAGTAGTTTCATTTTATCCCCCCTCTACTTAGAACACCAATATCTTCAACAACCGTTTTACCATCTTTTTCATGAGTTATTTTTCCGCTACAACCCATTTTAGTAAGTCGTTTAGAAATAGCCCTCATTATTGTCTCTGCCATTTCAGCACGCTCTTGTTTATTTAGTTCGTCTTTCATCTCGCCAATCTCCAGATAATATACATAAGGGTTGCAGTATCGACAACCAATTTTAATATAAGCCAGACGATTATTATAGTATCTGGTTTAGTCATTCCTTGTCACCCCCAGGTACTCTTTGTAAACCCAATCTGCCAGGCGTACCCGTTGATAGACTCTATGCCGCCGAGCAGGACCAGTAAACTGGTCATCTGTACGTAAACGAGCAGGCACAGCAGACGGGCAAGCGTTTAAAAACCACTTGCCAAACCGGGGTTTAGAAGCTGCTTCGAGACCTGTTTGTCTGCACCACTCCACCCAGGCATCATACAACTGGTCTATAATAATGTGATACCTATCTTTTGGATTTAAACCAGGCGGCTCTAATTCACAGCAATCTTTTATAAATGCTGTAATAGGTGATGTTATTTCACGCAATTGTTTAATTAGGATGTGGGATGAGGGTGGGGTAACGAATAATTTGTCCTGTCGAAGTTGTTTAAGCCCACGCAAAGCGAAATTAATAAGTTTGCCTGCCCTGGCTTCATCACATAGATGCTTTTTAAGACTAAAATCTTCTCGACCCTCATAGGAATTCTGAAATTCAAGTATCAGGAGTTTAGATTCCAGTGCATTTATCTGGTCAGTGATGCCGGGTAGTTCGTTCATTGCTATTGTAAAGCGACATGTTGGCTGAACCTGTGGCAAGTAAGACAAATACTTACGTTGTACACCTATAGGATCTCCGCCAACAATTTGTAGAATCTTTTCAAGAGCAGACTTAGCTTGTTTCTGACGCGGGACTTTGGCATCACTGAGTAATGCGGCGAGTTTTCCAATAAGCGGCTGGTATCCGAACTCTGAGCAAAGGGCTTGGAAAGAAGTGGACACGCATTGGCCTCGTCCAAGTGTTGCGGCAAGTGTATTAAGTACAGTCCCTTTTCCAGATCGTGGGCGTCCAGTGCAGAGCATAAGCTTCTCGAAAGACATGTCTGGCACGCAGTTGTATCCAAACCACTGAGCAAGGAGTCGGATTTTTTCGATTTCTCCATTGAATATATCTCCTACGAAATCACCCCATAATTTGGAATCAAGATCTTCATCAAAATCATACGGGAGCACATTAAAACTAAATAGTGCGGGTGTGGCGGGGTAGAGTTTTACATGTCCTTGTATGTATTCATTTACATCGAGTATTCCATTTTGAAACGGAATCAGGTTGTGTGGTGCTGGTAGCCCCATATCTTTAACCCAGCAAGGTGGATCTATTCCAACGGGACACCATTGGCTGAGGGCATCGATAACATCAGATACTTTTGCCCTTGTGGACCTATAAGGAACAAGTGTAAGCTCCCCATTGGACCCCGTTTTAGGATATACCTTGCCTTCAAGGAACCTATAAATGTTACCTCTGAATCCTTCTTTATCGTAGTTAGCAAAGCATCCATTGTTATAGTCAACCCATTGACCTCTATAGCACCGAATTGTGGGAATTCCATCTTGTGTTTTCTCCTTATCTAACCATGTTTTAGCTATTGTCGATGGTGAATCATCATCCAACACATTGGGGTCACCACCTTTATCACCATTACTCTCTACATAGGATAGAAATAGTTCTTTGCTCAGTCCAGTTTGATTTTTCCACTGACGCAAATCTTTAAACTGAACAGGTGGCATTACTTTTATTTCACTGTTGCATGTTGGTTCAAGTGTGATAAACGTAGCTTCCATTCCCTGTTTACCAGCACCAGCATCATTATCACCAACAATAATTACGTCCCTTCCTCGAAGGAGATCAGAAAATCCAGGAACCTTTGCTTGTGCAGATGGCCTGCCCACAGCCACAAAACCCATATCCATTGCCGCCGCAGTATCCGAATAACCCTCTGCCACAATGACTGGCAACGGTGATTCTTCGAGTAACCCCTGTTGACCTGAAGTGACATCTGCCCCTGGTTTAAGGATATGTAAATAGCCCAATTTAAGGGGTCGGGTAGATCCTTCGGATATATGAACACACACAACGGCTGCTGGATTGGAGGGATTCTCAGAAGCAATGAGACATCCGTCTGGCTTTCCACACACTGGACAGGGAAGTTTTTTAGAAACTCTCGTCCAATTGTGTGCCCCGTGAGTGTATTTTTGTCCGGCTTGTTTGACGACATAAGTTAGCCCTCGCTTTGAACCCTTGATCATTATTTTTTTACCATCGGGGAGACGCTGAACTAAACCAATGATTTTCCCCTGATTGTTACGTTCTGGAGTTATATAAGCCCCATTGGATGGATTGTACCCCACCCCCAGTTCCTTTATAGTTTCAATGCTAACACCAAGTTCCTCCACCAGTGGCTGGAGCATAGCATCGGATAGGATATTAGCTGAGTATTTATCGAATAGGACTTGCATATTAATCCCTATTAAAAATAGACAATATAAGTAGGCTTTTTTGCGATGCGAGCTTTATCTATGGTGTCTTTTGTACCCTTAGATTTCCCATCCCAAAAGGCTACCACTATATCACAGGCATCGACTATCAATTGGTTGCGTAGAAATCCAGCGGATTTTCCATACTTAGCCCAATCTGGTATGAAAACTTTGCAATCAATCCCTTGATTATCGGCAAACTGCATACCCAGTGTGTCTGCACCAGCAGCACCACCAGAGATTATATTATCATCCCTCGTGAAAAAAAGAATTCTACATAAAACACCATCCAACAGATCATAATCCTTAAATGTTCTGGAACCTACAACGGCTAAATTCATAACATTATTCCTTAAAATGGGGCAGGCCGGTTCCTGCCCCCCAGTTTATCCAGGGGTATACCCTGGACAATTGTATTAGAATGGTATACAAATCTCATCTTTAACAGTTACTTTAATCTGGAACCACTGCTCTTCTGTGATGTCCTCTATCAACACACCCTCGGCAACCTTAGCAATAGTATCCATCCACACGGTCTCTGTTTGTTCACTTGTCACACCAGGACTTAGACTTTCACAAATCTCATCCCAGCCTTCTTGCATTGTACATTTACCAATCGCATCAGCCGTAGGCTTTGCTACAGTAGGTCTCGGTATTGCCGGTGGCTTAGGTTTAGTCACTTCAGATGCAGTTTTCCTGGACGTTGCAGCTTTTTTTGATTTTGCTTTTACCGGAGCAGCTTTCTTGGCAGTGATAGCCAATGTCTGTTTGTATTTCGCATCCAGTTGTTTTAGTGCATTAGCATCCAGCTTACGTATACCAGCACCACCAGGTGTAGCATCGTAAACATCAACCCACGATACCTGTTTTGTAGTTTCACCCTTATAAGTGTTGTCGGCGATACGGAACTGGAGACTGATCTTGGTAGCATCTATGTTGTTTAAATCTGTAAAGGCTACCCCATCCCAGCCAGTGACTTTTTTAACCTGCTCACAGGTAAGGGTTTCTCCTTTGCTACCAAACAATACGAGGTAAGCGATAGCTTCATTTTCCTCTACCTCTTTCCAGCTAACCCACTTCTGTTCGTCCTCGTCCCAGTATGCTTCAGCCAGCAGTTTGGCTATGTATTGGGGATAACCATTTTTAGTTACATTGACACCTGCATCCACGATGTCACCACGAAATGTACCTGTTCTGTTAATTAAACTCATTGTTTTATCTCCTCAATAATTCTACCTTCTTTGTCTGTTTTTATTCCCGGAACAACACAATTGGTATGACGGCGGATTGTTCCATTATTTGAATATAAACTTACGATTTCACCTTGCGCTAATGCTTCACCACGCTCGTCCACAGCCACTAAAGTAATGCCCCCACCCCCATAACCAGTATTAATTAGCTTAAACCTACAAACTGGTTCCGGTTTCCTGGTTTCATCAAAAATCTCAAACTTCATTTTAGTCCCCTTAATCATCTAACCCAAGTAAATTATCTGTGAATATGTTTTTCCCGGTGCATTTATACCAGCTATCGTGGAAAATCAGATCGTTTTTATTTACAAGATCACCACTACCTACTATACAACCATCCCTGCTATAAGCTACCAATGCTCCAGTTGAATTACATAATATTATACGTCTGCCACAGACACAATCAACCACATCCCCATGTCTTATAGGTGTCTCTGTTTTCAGTTCCTTCAAGCTCTCCTGTAGCTTGGCTATGTCATTTTTGCACTGTTTAATACGTTCTTGTTTGTTCATTTTAGTTTTCTCCTGATTATTATATTGTTTTTCTGCTTTTTCAAATTCTTGTGCTGCCTCTATACTTACTGCTTCCATTTGAAGCTTTGTAATAGACACTTTTAGTCTCCTATTTTACATGACGAACAATGTTCACCTTTTGCTACACCGTGTTTACAAATCAACCCCCTCTTGATTTTTTCCTCCACAATTAGCTCTGCCATTCTGTAGTTCATAGCATGCCTGGCAAGATCAACTTTCACGACATCGCCATGACAGTGCTTGTATTTTAGGCCCGATTTACAGGGGCACAATGAATTTCTACCTATTTTTGCCATTATTCTTTGCCCTCAAAAATAAACTTCCAGATGCTATCGTCTGCTTTGTTCTCAAATGAGACAACAGCTTCTTTTACTGTGCGAGATTTGGCCCGGAAATAAACCTCCGGTTGCACATATATGGCACGTTCTGTCGAACCCGAAGCCTTCTTTTCTTTGACGGACACATAGTGATAATCAATGCGGAGTATGTGGTCAGCCCATTCTGAATAAAGATCTTCGATATTCCAAGATCTATCCACGTGGAGTCGTAATCCAGACCGAAGGAAATCTTCACCACTGGGGTTAGGCACACTACGCAATGCTGCTTGGGCCACCAGGATAACATTCTTAC